ACGGATGTTGACATCAGGGTTGTATAGGTCATCAAGTTTTTTGATGTAACCCTCTTTGATTAGCCATGTTTGGTGTACGCCGTTTATCTGGAATAAGCCTCGACTCCCGTTGTTGCTGTCTTTAGAGTTGAGCGCCAGAGGGTCACACGCGCTCTCTCGTTGCATGACTCGCAAGATCGTAGGTGACTCGCTTATTGGCCAGCCGGCAACTATTGCATCGTTTAAGTATTCCATGCAACCTTTGTACGGCAGTGTGGTGGTTGGTGCAACGGTCACTGGCACAACACTGTTGAGCGTTGTGGTGATCTGTATGCCCGGTTGCAGTTTTGGCTCTGGTGGTTTGCTGGCATCCCATAGCAATGTAAATGCTGCTAAACCTGTAATAAACCATGCACCTATTTTGATCGCTAAGTAAGTCATTTTTTCTCCAGTTGGTAAGGCGTTCCCCATGAGTCTCCAATTGCGTTCTTAAACGCAAGTTGTGCGTGTAACACTTGGCCGTTATCAGGGTCACGGAATATCTGTATGAGCACCATTTGCTCTGTGTCAAGTCTGGTGGTGTAAACCTCGTACACATATGTTTTGGCATCAGCCATATTGCATCCCCCTTATCGCCGGTCATTTGACCTTAAGGCATCACTGTGGCAATTCGGTGAATACCCTCTTAAACGCTTGCTGAATAAGGTTTAACGGCTGATTGACAAATGCTGGTGCAACCTCAACGTGCAGCCAATCGCCACCCGGCGCACCGTGTATTTCTGGCTTGCTGTAACTTTTCCATGCTTGACGATCACATCGCCAGCCACGCCCAAATGCTTTAGGGAAATAATCGAGTACACACTCAACACCTAACTCGTTTGCGTTGTCAATCAAAATGCGTAGAAACGCCATTGAGCCTTTACGGTTTGCGGTTGGATGTTTTTCTGACATCCGATATGACAAGTCAACGGCTCGACCAGTGGCGTGCACACTTAGGTTGGTTGAGCCGCGCATATCGCGTATTCCCCATGAGCCGTTATTCCAAAACGCGCCACCGCCATACTTAATTGCTTGCCTAATCCACTCATCCATGCCGGGTAATGGTGCATCAACCGCGCCGTCACTGTTGCCCGTGTACGGCCGTGAGCCAATGACTTTAAGGTTGGCTGGTATGACGGCCAAATGCTTGGTCTTTCGGGTTCAGCCAACGCAATAATGGTGGCAACAATGCTGCAATGCCGGCTTTAGCCAAGTCTGACGGGTCAGTGTTGCCAGTCATGTACACGGCAAGCACAGCGCTTAATGCTGATCTGCCGTAACTTGATGCAAGCGCTTTAAGATTTTTCATGGTTTACAACGTGACCATCTATTTTTTGTTCTATGCGGCCTAATGCTTGATATGTTTCTGCGTGGTCTTTGCGTGATGTTTTGTCGGCGCGGTTAATTATTGCGACTAAGACGGTAAAACCGCCTGCAACTAACGCAACCCATAACGCTTGCATTAGCCAACTGCGTTTGCTGCTAATTCGGTTGCTTTTGCCATTGTTGCGGCTTCTGTGGGTTGCAACTTTGGGTCATCCATCCATTCAAGGCAATAATAGCCGTCACCGGGTTCGTTGTATTTCCATGTTGTGCCGGGCGCTAATTCGCGTGTGGCGTTGCCTATTTGCGTGTTAATTTCTGCCGTAGTTGGTGTGCTCATTGAATCCTCGTAATTATTATGCTTGCGTAAACTTCTACATCACTAAACGAACAAGCAAGACCCAAACCGTAACTGGCAACAGTGACAGCGCATCTGTGTTGCAATTCTATTGTTGAGGCCGATGCCAAAGTAAAAACAGTGTTAACGGTTGCAATAGAATTGCCATCTGTCGTGTTCGCAAAACAGTTGTTACCAATTTGCAAAGTCGTACTAGCAGTCATGTTCTGTATTCTTAATTTGTTTCGCCCAACTTCTTGTGCAGGTGCAAACCCTGTGACTACGAAAGTACCAGCTGGCAAAGTAATGACGCTTGACGCAATAGAACAACCCGTAATGTTGTTTACAACTGTTGTGTTAAGTGTTCGTTTTGTGTAACTGCCACTGGTAAACGTGCCGCCAGTTGTACCGCTTGATTGTTCCTCGCGAAAGATTGCGACATCTTGAAAGTTGTCTAAAACACCATTAAGTTGTGATGCAGTCAAAACGGTGTTAGCGACAAAATCAGTCCAGTTGGCAGCCATGTTGTTACTTTACCTCAACCGAGCGCGTTCGTGCTTGATATGACTCCGTACGTAATGTCATCTAAAATCAGGTCTGACAATACGGTAGTGGCTGCCGTGTAGATCGTGACTCGATGCCCGGTAGAAACATTGATGCGGTGCTCAATTCCCTCAACGCTTAAATCTTGTGTGATGGTCAACGGGCTGCCACTGGTAAACGTCTTAACGGCGCTCACTGTGTCACCGATCTCTACGGCCGTGATTATAGTTTTTTGTGCGTCTGTGAGCGTGATGTAACTGGTGGAGATGCTAGTGAAACGTGGCAACGGTATTGGCACAAGTAGGTAACTGGCAAGGGTTGCCGCCTGTGCGTTGGTGCTTAAAAGGCTGTCTGTGATGGCTTGTGTTTGCGTAAAATACTGACTAATTGAGGCCGCATTGCTGGCGTTTTGTAATGTGCCGCCAACCTCAATAGTCACGTTTGCATTGTTAATAACTGGTGATTGGTCAAACTCAACTTGCAGCACGTCATAATCAAACGCCGTGCCGGCATCAGTAAACGTGGCAATAGGCGCTGTAAGGGTTGTGCCCGTTCTCGCTTGCGCGGTTAGCACGTTTGTTTTACTACAGAAAATGCGACCCTGCTCTGCCTCTTGGATGCGGTTGAGGTAGGCGTTTACGTTAGTGCCTGAGGCGATTGTGTAAGCGCCTAGCGTGGCTGTAGGTGAGGCTGTGAGCGATGTTGAGCCTGTGTAGGCAGCGGCCGTTAAAACGGCTGTAATGCGCGCTGACGAGGTTTGGCTACTGGTCACGGTTTCGGGCAAGAAACCTTGTGACAGGGTAAAGATATCATCTGCCGCAAATACCGCGTATTGGGTTAAGCCATCCATTGTGTATTGCTGATTAAACGTGGTGACTTTGCCTGTAAATATGCGTGCACCGTTACGGCTTAACCGGATGTCTCTTAGCGGTGCAAGACCGGGTTGCTCTGTAAGCGTGTTGTAATACGGGCTAGAGGTATTAAACGGGTCTAGGTCACGGTTTGTTTTCGGTATGTTAATTGACACCGCCATCTGTCCCGGCCCAAACACATCGCGCGGCCGTTTACGCCCTCGACTCACCGTAATATCTTGCACAAGGTTTGAGATATCTACATAGTCAACACCATCGCCGTTAAGTACGGCAGTGCCGTTAAGCGTTGAGTCATCCAAATAAAACGCTGACGAGTCGTAACCTGTGGAAAGTTCTAGTAGGTATGTGCCGCCTGAGATGACGGCTGCACCAGCCATTACCTGATCGCCAAGTTAAGTGGCCCGTACACTGATGTGTACTCTCGTAGGCTGTCCAGTACCGCTTGCCCTGTTTGCGCATTAGTCATCACACCACTCACGTTAATAACTACACCACCGCCCGGTACGCCACCACCCTGCTCTGGTCGAGCCATGCTAATCGGTGCAACTGATGGGCCAGCAAGCGACTCGCTAAACGATGCTGAAATGCCTTTAATGTCTGCAATCTTAAGACCTTTTTTGGCAAGCCGTTTTTGTGCCTCAGCAAACGCCGCCTCAACACCCTGCAAATATGATTGAGCGTTAGACACACCAGCGCCATACCACTGATTGGCAGCCTGTTGGCCAATGATCGCGGCAGCCACACGGCTTGACTCAACTAGCGCATTAGTTTCTAGGATTGCTTTAGAGCCACCCTTAATTAACTCGGCTGCGATTGCTGCACCAGACTCACCGCCAGCATCAAGTACGGCTTGCAATGCGTCTTGCGATAAGCCGAGCGTAAGCAACGTGCTGACATCTTTGCTATAGGTTTGGATGCCTTTAACCTGCTCGCGCAAACCGTCTAAGAAACCTTTGCCTGTTTCATCGCCTGCATCTTTAGCGTCAGCAAAACTAAACGCACTTCTTAGGCCATCTGAAACGGTATCTGCAAAATCATTAAAGGTTTCTTGTGCGTCTTTTAGAGCTTCACGAGCGTTTTTAAGAGACTCAACCATGTAATCGGTGAGCGCATCTGAAACTTTTTTAACACGCTCTGCCATATCTTTAAGTTTGTCGTTTGCACTTCCAGTTGCTTTTTCTTGTTTTTTAATTTCCTCAGTTGCATAGGCAGTTGCATAAGCAGCTTTAAGTTGCATTGCATTAGAACCAAACAACAACTCAGACGTAGTGCCAATACCAACTGCTGTCTCTTTTGCCACTGCATTTTGTTCTACTTGCGCGGCTGTCAAATCTTTTGTTTTGTTCTTGAATATGGTAAGTGCACCCATTGCCAGAACAAGCCCGGCAGCAATAGCAGCTGCACCAACACCTAGTGTCATGGCGGTATTTTTTGCGGTTTCGGATGCAGCCATAGCCCAATTGAGTGCGGTTGCAACGATCATGACGGCGTTAGCACCCTTTTGCACTAAGACATACGTGGCAATTGCTGTTGCTATTCCTGCAATACCTGTGCCAATAGCAATGATTACATTGACGTGATTGGCGGCCCAATCGGAAAACTTGACAAGCATTGGTATTACGGCTTCAAGTGCCGGCAACAATGCCAACCCTAAACTTTCTTTCATGTCGGTAAACGCACCGTTCATTAAAGCAAGTTGACCTTTAGCACTTCGACCAGCAACATCGGCT